TGAAAAACTAGACTGGTTAATTTTGGGACCCATTTATATGAACAGATTCTGGTTTGTTCATAAAAGTATCCGCAAACCTGAACAAAGCACTCCGATTTGACAGTGCATCCTGATGCGCTAAATTCACCGCATTATGGAAAAAGTGCGTAAGTCCACCACCGGTGGCGTCCTTCTAGGATCCGATTATGACCAGGCCAGAACCCGCAAGATGGAGGCCGACGCCGCCATTGCGGAGATCGAACTACAAAAGGCGCAGAAGCTACTGGTGAAGGCGGACGATGTCGAAAAGGTCTGGTCCACCATCCTGTTTGCCGTTCGTGCCAAGCTCCTCGCAATCCCATCCAAGGCCGCGCCTGTGCTGGCGCTCGAAAATGATGTAGCAGTAATTAAGGATATATTGGATAATGCTGTTGGAGAAGCACTCGCGGAACTCGCAGGATATGATCCCGCCATCGATCCAGTCGCCATCTCTGGAGGCAACGTTGGAGCGGGCGAAATCGTGCCTGTTGAAGATGGCCCCGCCCCCAAGGCTGAACCTAAGCGAGTGGGCCGACCTAAAAAGAGGTCTAGGCTCTCGGAGTAGCGCGGAGCCGGGACGCTGGCGCACCTCTCGCGCCGAGTATCAGCGCGGTATCATGAACGCCTGCACCGATCCGGCGGTTAAGGAAGTGGTGGTGATGGCAGCGGCACAGACCGGCAAGTCTGAGGCTCTGCTTAACCTCATAGGATACCACATCGATCTTGATCCTGCTCCCATCCTTATCATGCAACCCTCGTTAGAAATGGCGCGGGCTTTTTCTAACGACCGAGTTACGTCTGGCTTGCTCGAAACCACACCTGTCCTGCGCGGCAAGGTGATGGATGCAAAGGCCAAGGACAGCGGCAATACAATCTTGTCCAAGTCATTCCCTGGCGGACACGTTACATTGGTCGGTGCCAACAGCCCTGCTTCGCTGGCCTCGCGCCCGATCCGCATCGTCATGTGCGACGAAGTTGATCGCTATCCAGCTTCTGCTGGTGAGGAAGGCGACCCGATTGCACTGGCGAAGAAGCGCTCTGCCACCTTTTGGAATCGGCTTGTACTCCTGACATCCACGCCCACTGTTAAGGGTGCCAGCCGCATCGAGTCCGCATATGAGGAAAGCGATCAGCGTAAGTTCTACGTCAAATGCCAGCATTGCGGTGATAGCTTTGTCATGGAATGGAGCCACGTTCAGTGGCAGAACGACAATCCAAAGACTGCGGTCATTGTTTGCGAGCATTGCGGGACAGCTTGGTCGGATGCTGATCGGCATAACGCCGTACGTCACGGCGAATGGGTGGCAACCGCACCGTTCTTTGGTGTGGCCGGATTCCATCTTAATGCGCTGGTGTCGCCTTGGGTGGTTCTATCCGATCTGGTCGAAGAGTTCCTTAAGGCTCGCAAGGACGTTATGCGGCTCCGCACCTTCGTCAACACCGCCTTGGCCGAGTCATGGGAAGACCAAGGCGAAGGCGTAGACGATTACTCTGTCGCCAAACGCCGCGAAGTCTATGACGAAATACCGGAGGAAGTGCTACTTCTGACTGCCGGTGTTGACGTTCAGGACGACCGTTTGGAAGTTGAGGTCGTCGGTTGGGGAATGGGTGAAGAGTCGTGGCAGATAGATTACCGCGTTATTTATGGCGATCCGTCGTCTCCGCGCATTTGGGGTCAGTTGGATGAGATACTTCAGACTAAATATGAGCATCCATCAGGCGAGGATCTCATTATCCGTTCCACTTGCGTTGACTCTGGTGGCCATCATACTCGCGCTGTCTATAACTATGCGAAGACTAGAGCGGGCCATCGTGTATTCGCTATAAAGGGTGTGGGCGGAGAGGGTAAGCCGATTGTTGGCCGTCCGTCGAAGAACAATGTAGGTAAAATCCCGCTATACGCCATTGGCGTAGATACCGCGAAGGAACTCCATTACGCTCGGCTCAAGATCGATGAGGCTGGTCCCGGCTATTGTCACTTTCGCGAGGAACGCGACGATGAGTATTTTAAGCAGTTGACCGCTGAAAAAGTGGTCATGAAATACCACAAGGGATATGCCAAGCGAACTTGGGTAAAAACTCGCACCAGAAACGAGGCTCTGGACGTTCGGGTTTACGCTATTGCGGCCTTTGCGATTCTTAATGTAAATATGGATAGCCTTGCACGGCGTTTTTATGCTAATGTAGAGCGGAAGAATGTTCCTATTGAGGGTTCGAAACCTGCGAAACCACATCCTCTGGTCCCAAAAGCAGGGAAAAGCCGGGGTGGTTTTGCTAATAGCTGGCGTTGAGGGATAATGGCTAATCTGTTCGATAGTGCCAACGCTGCTTCGACTGAACCAGCAGAAATTTATTCTGGCAGCTTGGTTCAATGGAAACGAGCGGATTTGGCGGCTGATTACCCGCCTGCCAGCTATGATCTGATCTACAAAGCCCGCCTTCGTGGCGGTTTGAACCCGGAAATGTCGGTTACGGCCACCAATTCCAATGGTGAGTTCCTTGTAACTCTCACAAACGCGGTCACCGCAGCCGCCGTACCTGGTAATTACTACTGGCAGGCTGAAATTGAGCGCAAAAGCGATAATGCGCGCATTCTTGTGGCCACGGGGCAGTGGAAGTTGCTGCCCGACTTGGATCAGACCGGCGCTGATCCCCGATCTCATGCTGAGATCATGCTGGATAAGATCCAGAGCCTGCTTGAAGGTCGGGCCGATAAGGATGTAACGTCCTATTCAATTAATGGACGATCTATTGCCAAGATGAGTGTTACCGATCTGCTTGCTTGGCGTGATTATTATAAGCGCGAAGCCAATCTGGAGCGGCGTAAGGCTGATGCAGCCGCCGGTAAGCCCAGTTCCGCTACTGTGAAGGTGCGATTCCTATGAGCATTATTCGCCAAGTTCTTGGATTGCCCACACAGAAGCAGCGCAAGGTAGCAAAGCGCGGCTACCATGCCGGTGCTGTTGGCCGACTTTTTGCCGATTTCATGTCGTCCAATCGCTCGGCTGACAGCGAACTAAAGCCCGATCTGGTCCTGATGCGTAACCGCGCCCGTCAGATGGCGCGTGATGATGTCTATGTGAAGCGTTATCTGGAACTGATGAAGACCAATATCATTGGCGAGAATGGCATGACCCTTCAGGTCAAGGCCCGTAATGCTGATGATACGTTGGATACGATTGGCAACAACATCATTGAAAGCGCTTGGGCGCAGTTTGGCCAGATCGGTAACTGCACTCCTGACGGTCGCATGTCATGGGTGGATCTTCAGAAGTATTGCGTCGAAGCCACCAAGCGTGACGGCGAAGCATTCTTCCAAATCGTTCGTGGTAAGTGGCTGAAGCATGGTATTGCCATCCACCCGCTTGAAGCGGACATGATTGACGAACAAAAGAACCAAAGACTCTCTAATGGTAACGAAATACGCATGGGCGTTGAGGTCGATCAGTATCAACGACCTGTTGCGTACTGGGTTAGGCAGCGCCATCCTGGTGATTATGATTTCAATTCTCTCAGCCTAAAGGCATCTGTTCGCGTTCCGGCGAGTGATATAATTCACGTTTATAAATCACTGCGGGCCGGTCAGACTCGCGGCGAGATCGCTCTTGCGCCCGCCATGAGCCAGATCAAGATGCTGAACGCTCATCGTGAAGCAGAATTGGTTGCCAGCCGCATGGCTGCTTCCAAGATGGGTTTCTTCACCTCGGAAACGGGTGAAGACGTTCCGGCAGACGATTACGACAACTCGGTTCCAGTGATCGATGCGGAACCGGGAACCTTCCACCAGCTTCCTTCCGGTGTTGATTTCAAGCCTTTCGATCCGACCCATCCGGCAACCGCATTTGCTGAATTCCAGAAGGGAATTCTTCGCGGCACCGCCTCGGGCATGGGTGTTTCCTATGCATCCCTCTCCAACGATCTGGAGGGGACTTCATATTCGTCCATCCGACAGGGGGCGCTTGAAGAGCGAGATGCTTATCGTGACGAACAGCAGTTCTTCCGTGAGCATTTCGTTCTTCAGGTATATGCCGCATGGCTGAATCATGTGATGGATTATGGGTATATTCCTATTCCTGTCACGAAGTACGACAAATTCTTCAACGCATCGAACTTCCGCCCTCGCGGCTGGCAGTGGGTGGATCCGCAGAAGGAAATTTCGGCTGCTGTCGAAGCCATGCAGAATGGCATCATGTCGCTTCAGGATGTTTCGAACCAGTATGGCCGCGACATTGAAGAGACGTTCAGCCAGTGGCAGCGTGACAAGGAAGTAGCTGACAGTTTCGGCCTGAAGCTGGCATTTGAGCCGTTTGGCGGCAATCAGCAGAACAAGGGCGTGGAGGCACCGGCTAATGGCCAGCTACAAGCCAACTGATGGAATGAAGTCAGAGGCTCGTAAGGGCCTTGATTGGCGCAGCGAATTTGGTCGTGGCGGCACTGAAGTTGGCATTGCCCGCGCTAGAGACATTGTTAATGATCGCGAACTTTCCGAAGATACGGTCAAGCGCATGTATAGCTTCTTCAGCCGCCATGAGGTTGATAAGAAGGCCGAAGGTTTTCGTCCGGGTGAAGATGGTTACCCATCCAACGGTAGAATAGCATGGGCGCTTTGGGGCGGCGATGCTGGGTATTCATGGGCTAAGGATAAGGTGGCTGGAATGGAACGTAGCTATGAAGACGGTCGCCCATTTCCTAACGAACATGCTGCACGGCTTCATGATCCTGATAAGTATGTTAGCTTTCGGCGCGATAACGATGCTGGTGGTGCAGGGGTTGATTTTATCTATGGTATTCTTGACGGTGGCGGCACTGAGTTGCAGGCTATTCGATTCGATAAAAACCGCTTCACACCGGCTGAAGCGAAGGCTTGGTTGAGCAAACACGATTTTAAGGCTATACTGTTCGAAGAAGCCACTGGTGAGCGTGACATGGACGATCTTGAAGAACGCGCAAAGGTTAAAGTAGAGATTGAAATTGACACTAGTGATGCGCCTGAACAGCCTGAAGTAGATCCCGTTGATGAAGCAGTTGCTGCTATCATTGAGGATGCCGCTGGAGTTGACCCCAGCCGCAAGGCTGACGATGAAATCTTTCATCGTTCTATTGATATTCGCGGAGCGTCGATTGACGAAAAGAAGCGGACGGTAACCATTGCGGTTTCGTCTGAACTTCCTGTTGATCGTTCGTTTGGCAAGGAAATTCTGGTCCATGAGGCTGGAGCCATTGATATGGGCTTCCTCGCCTCGGGCCGCGCACCCCTGCTGCTTGACCATGATATGGAGAAGCAGATCGGTGTAATCGAATCCGTGGAACTTTCTGCTGATCGCAAGCTGCGGGCCAAGGTCCGGTTCAGCCGCTCTGCGCTTGGTCAGGAAGTATTCCAGGATGTTGTTGACGGGATCCGGTCGAACATTTCGGTCGGCTATCGCGTCAACAAAATGGAACGGTCCAGCGTTAACAAGGATGAATACC